CGGACTTGGGCAGTGGTGGGCAGCGGGCCAAACACGTCTTCAGTGATGCGACGTCTAGGCACGTCCCCACCAACGGCGTCGATGACAGAGGAAATCTCCAGGCGGAGTTCGGCGTCGCTCCAGATGGCACCGGCCACTTGACCTGCGTAGGAGCTGAGCACACGGTAATCGGCCTTGTTGTCGGGGTTGAGCATCAGCATGTCCACTAGCACCACCCAGCTACCATCGACCAGCGTTGAGGCCCAGCTACGGCTGAGCGAGTTGTTAGGCAGCGCCAGTTGCGTGGACTGGTTGTCGCCGCTGCGGTTGACCGTGACGCCAGAGAAGCCGAAGGGCAGAAAGCCGTGGGTGTTGCCGTTGTAAGCGACGTTTTCGTTAATCCAGAAGTTTTGGAAGTAAAGCGGGGCGGCGCCAGCCGTGCGGGGCTTGGCCGTCAGCATGTGACCCAGGGCTATTTCAGTCTTGAAGCTGGTGTCCATCAGTTCATGCCGAGGCGGCTACGGGTGGCGCGGGACTGCTGCAGGCGGCGGAGGGTGCGCTGTTCGCCTTGTGTGGCGCCTTGCTGGGCGGCTTGTGCCATGCCAGCGCGGAACTGGTCGGCGGTGACATAGTCAACGGAGTTGATGCGTTCCACGGTGTAACGCACGTCGATGGCGGCTGGTGCCATTGTGGCGGTGCCACCGCCGCTGCTGGTGTCGTTGCCAGCCGGGATGACCGCAGAGCCACGAGCGCCAGCAGCATACCGGCTCATGGCTAAGCGCATCTTGCTGGCGGGGATGATGTATTCGGATTCGCCGCCTTCGCCAACCAAGCCAAGCGTCGGACGGTCCACCATGCCGCCATTAGCGAATGCTTGGAAGCCGCCAGACCAGTAAGCGCCTTCTTCAGCGCTCTTAAAACCAAAAGCCTTGGCCAGAAAAGAAAATACACCTACGCCGTCTTTGCCGCCAAGCGCGCCGAACGCTTGCGCAATGGAGTACATAATTAACATCTGTCCAATGGTTGCAAGCAAATCCGTGCCGAGCTTTTTAAGTGCTTCCCCAAGATTTTCAGTGCCAGAAACGGCAGCATTTATTGCGCCAGAAAATGCACCTGCAACAGTATTTGCGATGCCCTCAAACAAATCTTTTTCCATTTGTAATTTTGCCGTTATAGCTTCTTGCGTTTTGTTTGCTTTGTCAAGTTCTGCAATTTTTCTGCGAATTGCCTCTGCATCGCCATCTGTTAAGACAATACCTTGACTTTTTAATTGATTTTCAATTTCAAGGAAACGTATGGCTTGTTTTTGTTTGTCGGTCGTTGCTTGAAGTTTAATCAACTCCATGTCCAAATCGGATACGACATCTTGAATAGTCTTTTGCCGATCTTCTTCATTTTTTGACAGCTCAAGCGCTATGCCAACACGAATACGGTCAGCTTCGGCGGTTGCGTTGGCTAATGCTGCATCGCGTTGAGACTGCGTTTCCGCCTTGGCTAGTTCATCAGCAAGCTGATAACGAAGTTGCAATAGCTTTTCTTCGCCTTTCAGTCTGATGGCAAGCTGCTGATCTTTTGCCGCCTCAGCGTTGGCAATTTGCTCATCAAGAAATGTAAGTTGCTTAGTCAATGCAACCTGACGTTGCAATCCTTGCACTTCGGCTTCGATTTGTGCTGCACGTTCAGCGGCGCGTTCAGCTTCACGTGCCGCTTTGTTCGATCCTCCACTGCTGCCGCCGGCAATTCCTCGTGAAACATTGCTAATGCTACGTTCAAATGGTATTTGATTTTGGCCGGGAGCATAACGACCAAACATTCCGCTTCCTGCCGCAGTTTTTCTAGCCCCTCGCCCTATGTCTGCTGGTGCATTTAAGATAGGCGACAGAACACCGCCAGGTAATAGACCTGCAAGCATATTCAATGCAGGTTGCTGGCCAATGCTTCTTAATCGACTATCTATCTGCCCAAGAATTGTTAATAATCCTTCAAAGGGTGCTAATGCAGCGTTTATTGCACCAGAAATAATTGTCCAACCAGCGCCAAAGTCTTTGACATACTGTGTTGCATTTTGAAGTATTTGGGTAAGTTTTTTAACGGCTTCAATTGCCAATGGCAAAATATTTTGCACAACAGCAACTTGAAATTCTTCAAAAGCATTTTGCAGATTTTTAATTTGTTGCGATGGCCCTTCCATTGCACTTGTTAACTCATCCGCTCCGTCTTTGGCGGCACGTTGTAATGCCTTAATAACTATATCGGATGTAATTTTACCTTGCTCTGCCAACTTTCTAATTTCGCTGACAGGCCTGTCCAATTCTTTTGTCAACGCTACAACCAATCCAGGGGCTTGTTCTAACACAGAATTCAATTCTTGTCCGCGCAAAACACCAGACCCTAATGCTTGTGTTAATTGCAAAAATGCGCCAGCCGTTTCGGCTGATGTTGCGCCACTTACTTTTGCCGCGGTATTGAAACCAACAAATACTGTTTCAATATCTTGTAATGTAACGTTAAGCGGACGTAATCTGCCATATAATTGTGCAAATTGTTGATTAGCTTGAGTAGTGCTTAAGCCAAATTGCTGCCCTGCTCTAGCAGCAGCCAATTGCGCTTGTGTTACTTCGTCATAGCCACGTGCTAAAAATTGCAATCGTCTAATAGATTCTTCTCGCTGAATACCCGTTTGCAATGCTTTTTGTGCTGCTTGTAAATTTGCATACGCGGCAGTAACACCACCTAAGGTTAAAATTAAAGATTGAAATCCAGATTTCGCCTGTTTAGTTGTATTGTTTAACTGTTGTTGTTGCTGTTCTAACGTGTTTGTAAGTTTTTGAATACTTGCGTTTAATTGTTCACTAGTAGCTATGACTTGACGCAGCGAGCCGACCGCACTACGGCTGTCAACGTTAATAGCAACATTTGCTACGACAGACACGGCTTATCGACGGCGTTGCTTCATTCTACGTTCCTGCTCCTCGTTGAGCAAATCAAAATAAGCCGACCACAGAAGTAGTTCTTCTATGGTCAGCTCAGCCTTAAGCCGCGTCAGGGTGTAGCCAAGCTCTTTGGCCACACCCAGTTGCAGCATCAGCAGGTTGTCACGCTTTAGCTCTGCCTTTAGCGCTTTTCATGTCCACCTGTTCGGTGTCCTCCGGGCTGGTGATGATTGCAAGCATCATGGCTTGCAGGTCACTGTCCAGCACTTCGTTCTTCAGCTCAGCGATTTCGCCAGCTTGGAACAGCCGCTGGCCTGCGTCGTCCACTGCTTTGGTAATCAGCAGGTTCAACGCAAAGCCATTGGCATCATCACCGCCAGGCATCTTCTGCGCCCGTTCACGCTCTGCCATGGTCAGTGGCGTTGCGTAAAAGTCAAACACGCTGCCGTCATTAAGGGTAACGGTGCGCTTGGTGGGCGTCAGATTGGCTGCTTTTTTCAGCCGATCAAGTGCGTTAGGCATTAGGCGCTCGTGCTGAAGTCAAACGTGGGCACGCCGCTCGGGCGGAAGGTGATTTCCACCTGCTGCGCATCATCCGGGTTGATGTTGAGGCTAGCAGTCAGCAGGACGGCGTCCATGCTGATGCTGCGGCTCAGCGCTTCAGTAGCCTGCAAGTCGGTGTAGAGCTTGAAGGCGCAACCGACTTGCTGACGTTGCAGCACGTCTTCAACCATGCGGTTAGACAGCGCGGCGTCCTCGTTGGTCACATAAACCGTAGCACTGCCGCTGCCATCTGCAAAGCCTGGGATGTAAGCGCGGAACGGCGCATACTGACCAGCGGTTTGGCCGATGGTGGTCACGTCGATTTCAGCGCGGCTGATTTCAAATGACCAAGACTGCACCTGCCCAACCGAGGCGAATGCTGCGTAGTAAACCTCAAACTCGTTGGGAGCAACGGCGGTGCCGTCGTCGGTGATTGCCAGAATGGTGCCACCGGCAGCGGTTGAAACTGTCAGGGCGCCAGTAGCGGCGGTATAACTGAGAACGTAGTAGGTGGTGGCGTCCGAAATCGGAGCGGGCAGGGTTCCAGTGCCAGAGCCACCGGTCTGACTATTGACCACACGGAACTTGACGGGGTCGCCGGCCTTGAGATTCAGATAAGTCTGAATCGTGATGGTATCAGTACCAACGTTAACGTTGGTTTCACCAAAGGTGCCAGTGGTGCCAGCGGGTTTGTAGTAGAGAGCGCCGGACGTACCGGACAGAACAGTGACAGCCATGTTGTGAACGGTAGTTGGCTGGCGTCAGTCTACATACGCTTCAAACGTTATGGTTATTTGAGTCTGGTAATACGGCTCAGGTGATGCTGGCGTTACCTGCGCCGGGCCAGATGCTGCGTCAAAGATGACGCCAGACACCGTGCGCCGATCAAACAAGTCCTTCACGCGCTCGGCAATGGTGAAGTTAGCGCCAGCACCAAGCCCGACCGGTGTGAACACGTTCACGACCAGCGTGCCGTTTTGCCGGTTAAAGCCTGAGCTGCCGATTGGTCGCAGCGTTGCATAAGCGTTGTCGCCAAA